AACAAAGGCATACTCATTGGTTCAATTTCGATGGCCTTGGGCATTGGTTGATTGATCATGTCTGGATTGACTTTGGTCATCAACTTCATTAGACTTTCAATGTTGTCCATACCCTGAGCATTTAGATTAACACTCATACTAGGATGTGCTGGTGGAGGAGGCATTTGATTACCCATACCCAATGGTGGTTGTCCCATCATAGGATCGCCACAGGCTTCTACTTGTTGTGATTGTGCCTGTGCTGGTTGATCCAACTCACGCATTCTTGCCATTAACTGATTAAAATCCATTATTTACTCCCCATGGCGCTTTTTAGGCCGGCCTTGTCTGTTTTAGCCTTGGGCAGTTTATATTCTGTCGGCCCGTCTTGATCTTTTTTGCGTTGCTTTGCTGTCTTTTCTAAATCTTTTAAGAAACCACGATTAAAGTCATCACCAAAATAGTTCTTGCCCTTAATTTTATTATCACCAATTGTTGCATCTGTTAGCAATACATCTTTAGGGGCTTCTTGATCTGCAAGCACTTGTTCCATTTCACTAGGCTCGTCGATGCCCCTAACACGGAAACTGTTTTCTGCTAGTCCTAGACTTTTAAGATCATTTGCAATCTCAGGTCCAGTGATTGGGTATTCACAAATTACTTCAAAGATATGAACTTCACAATTCTTCATTGAAGGAAAGTCTAAAGGCAAAGACTGTATTGGAGTTGTACTGATCTTTTCTAATTTAAGAACTTTACATCTTTCTAATGCTGTTTTTAAATCTTCTTGAAAAGACTCTGACACATCACCGGCTATTTTTACCTTAAAGTCGTAGACTTTTTTGCTTTCGGTAAGATATTCTTTTAGAGTTTTCATACGAGTATTTATGCTTTTCCGCTTAATTTTTTAATGAGCTCATTACGGTCAGTGATTACATAACCCTGCCCGTTGATAACATCATTTGGATCTTCGTTGTTGTCTTTGTCTATTTTGTATTTCTTTAATTGCATGTCAATAGCTTTGAGTTTCTTTTCAACTTTATTGGTCTTTGCTGTAATTGCATGACCTAGCATTGAACTAGCTACTTCAAATATTCTGCTGGAATATCTTACTTCAACATTCATGCCTAGATCCATTAGTTCATCGTAGGCTTTCTCTGCTTTTTCTGCTAGATCATCAAGTTCTGCGTCACCTAAATCACCTAGTTCTTTAATTGCTGGAAGACTTTGTGTAATACGCTCAACTTCAGCATAGCTTTCATCAACGCTACGAACGGGTGTGTGATCTTTCACTGGCATATCTAATGGCAGTTCTAACTCTGGAACTGGCTGAGCTTTTTCGTCTAGGTTAAATAATTCTTCAAGTTTTTTGGTCATATCAGTACTTATCGACGACTGCTGCCCTGGTGGAAAATATCACCTTCGTTGACAACTCTAAACTTTAAACCCTGTTGTTTACACCATGCTCCGGCAGCTTCCCATTTGGCCATGTTCTTTACATACTGCTCTTGATTATATCTGCTTTTTCCCACTTTTTCTAATATAGTTTGGCTTTCTGGTTTCACTTCCACAACTTCGGCATGTTTGCCTCCAGCTTTGTCATTGTACACAATAAAGAAGTCTGGAACATATATTGTGTACTTGCCTGTAAAAGGATCACGATAGGGTATTTGTATGCTTTCACTAGCCCATTTTTCAACACCCTGATGTTCATCCAACATGCGCATGAATACAAATTCCCAACTGCTGCGAGCCAACGGAATTTTTTTCCCTACATACTTTTCAGGATTTTTCATTTCAAAGCGACCTTGGGCAAATTTCATATTTAGGCTGCAATGTTGCGAGTTTTAAATTGATCGTTGGAATTGGCTGCTTTGTAACCCAGTGCGCTTGAACTAGGTCTATTGTTGTTTAAAATTTCACCAACCAATGCGCTGAGTTTGACACCGTCCATTACTTTCAGTTGGTCAATTAATTCAAATACTGGCATATTTTCAAACTTGGCCTGTCTTAATACCACCGAGGCTGTGATTTCTGCTGCATCTCGATCAAATCCATTAGTCATAAAAAACCCAATAGCTGCTTCTACATCGTTGGCTGCAAATTCTAAAGGTGCTTGTCCGTATTCATCAAAGAACAATTTGGTTTTAGCTGCACTGTCTGTACTAGATTCAACTGGGGGGAGATTGGTTCTCATGTGTTATCCAAAAAACTTTTTAGCTGAGGCAATTATTGAATCACCACTAGGAATATTTTTAGGGAATATGCTACCTGCAATACCGCCAACTCCATTAACAATTCCACCAATGGCTGCTGGGCTGCTAATAATTTGTCCTAGTTCTCTTGCAATACCGTCTTTGCTTAGGCCTTTAATGTTGTTATATGTGTTTATAGATTTAATTGCTGTGCCTAAAAAGCCTGCTGGACTGTCATATAAAGGACTTTTGCTGTTAGAAACATCACCAAATATACTTTCTATACCTGCTAATACGCCACCACCACCAAATAGTGCAGATGTTCCTCCACCTTGCACACTTAACGGACTCGGAGTTACATCATAGTGTAGCGTAGCAAATCCTTTAGGCTTGCCAAATTCTACCTGGCCTGTGCTATACTGTACAGATTCGTACTGTATGGTCATAGAACTTTCTGCTGTGCCGCCGTCGGCGTAGTCAACATTTCCATGGTTCCAATTTTGTATTCTAGGATTTATCAGTGTATATCCGTTGAAGCGGCTACGACTCATGGTATAGATACTGATACTGTTAAAAAAGTCAAATTTCTTATCATTATCTAGACCATATCGATAATTGTCAAAACTTGTGCCCGCATTTCTATAGTGCAGGTCTTCGTAGGCATTTAATGGTAATTTGCGGTCTTGGATATAGGCAGCGTAATATATTGCCCACATTGAATTAACAATTCCGAGATTATCATCATGCATGGTAATATTAACGGGATCATAGTCTATTGATTTGTACAATAGTTTTTTTCTATTGTACTGATTTTTTGTAACCATTTGAAAACTAAACTTTGGTAATTCTACATTTTTGCAAAGCAGTGCAACTTCTTGATTGTGTTTGGCCGTAAATGCTGTGGCATTGTGCGCAGAAGAATTAATTTCAAATACTGCATAATAAAGAAACTTGTGCCTCGGAGCAAGTCTAAATGTATCGTCAACAAAAATTCTGGCGGCATGCTGATAATCGGCCATAATGCCTTTTGGCTTAGTAATACCGCCAAGTACTCCTGTAAAGAAGTTACCATCACCTAATAGATATCTCGTGAATTTATTCGCCATACAATTATTTATGTCACAAAAAAGCCCGGTATAAAACCGGGCTGTTTTGAATCAATTAAGATTACGCTGCGCCTGGAGTTAGTCCAGTAATTGCTTGAGTAGCTGCTTGACGACCAACTAGTGTACCAACACCAACTGTACCAGCTTCGTGTAGGATGTTGTCGTATCTAATGCTTAGTGCAACTGTAGCAACTTCATTAGTTCCATAGTTCAAATCACCGTAGTCAGTGTTTTGTAGGAAGCAACCAAAGCACTCAAATGTTTCTAACACTGCTGGGCCTAGAGCACCGTTACCACCGTCTAGTACTTCGACACGAGTTGTGAACTTGTAGTCAATACCAGAACGAGCACTTGCCTGCTCCAAGAAGTCGAATTGCTTCTGAATCTGTTGTCCAACTAACCTGATAACATTGCCTGCGGCGTCATCGCGGACGTTTAGGGTCAACATTTCATGCGTTGGCTTACCACTCAAATAGATCTTTGAGTTGTAAATAGGAACTTCGATCTCTTCAAAAGCAATCTTAGGTCTACTTACGTCGATGACCTGCTTGGTTAATTCTGTACTAGCCTGCGTACCGAAGCCAAGCAATGTCACTCTGAAGCGATACTTTAGTTTTGGCATCAACATACCAGTATTGGTACCAGGACCAGCTGGGTTGATCGAAAAGTTATTTAATGATGTAATTGGCATTTCTTTGCTCCGTTAATTAAATTTCACCAGTATTCTTGATGCGTACTGGGATATAGATGAATTCTACTGCCTTAACTGGCTCAATAGCAATATCAACATACAACTCATTACGATCAACTCTACTTGGTGTGTTATTTGACTCATCACAGACCACTGCAAAGTCATATAGAGCTCTTAGACCAACTAATTCTAATAACAAGCTCTCTACTGCGCCTTTGATTTCATCACGGGTGATAGAATCGTTTGGTTCAAACACATATGGACGGGCTAGTTTTGTTAGCTGGCTTCTTAGATAAACAACTAGACGAGCTACGTTAATTCTATCTAATGCGCTGGCATTTCTAGCACGAGTCTTTTGACCATAAGCAACTAGACCTACTCCAACAAAGAATGGAATTGGGTTAACTTTTAGATCATAAAGCACATCTCTTGTACCTTCGTTCAATGCTACAGTTTGGAATTCACCGCTTAGTGCATCAATGTAACCAACTGCTGTTGCGTTGCTAATACCACCACGTCTTGTACCAGCTGGTGCAAACCACGGATAGCTAACTTGGTCGCTTAGGGCAAATGTCTTCAACATCATGTGTGATGCTGGAACAACTGCGTTAGCGCCACCTAGGTCTGTGGTAAATCCGTTTGGATAGTAAACTGCGCAATATTCATCATAGCTCACAATACCGTCGTCACCGTTGTCTGTTACTAGAGCAGCATTAGTACCCCAGTTCAACAATGATGTTGCATCGCTTGGTAAGCGTAATGGTGTGTCACCGATAACAAACGCTGTTTGACCACGATCAATATTCAAGCTGATCAAGTTCTGTAGTGTCTCTGGATATCCAGGAGCAGCGATCAAGTTAAAGTTTCTGCGCTCTTCGTCGCGGATTTCAATGCTGGTGTCAATTACTGACTTCATTGCCTGAACAACAACCTTACGCTGTGCGAGACGACCAAATGCGCCTGAACCGTCTTCGTTGTTACCACTTTCTGTAGTCCAACGATCTGACCAGTAACCACTCATGCTTTCGCCGGAAACAAACGCTGCACCATTTAGTGTAGCAGCACCAGTTCTTGCATTGTCTGCGGCCAGATCAATGTAGCTGTCTTGATATTTCTTAACGTTGCCACCACTTCTGCGTAGATTCCATAGCAACATACCTTTTGGATATAGTGCTGGATCTGGAGCATCTGGATCTAAGAAATTGTTTTGTAGTAGATCAGCAATAGTGCTTGGTGTGCTTGATGCGCCGCTAGTTGCCCA